TTCTCACTCACTTGTTTTTCAAATTCTTTTACATTATCCCCTTCACCAATAAATCCTGAATATAAAACCTCTTTCAATGGTTTCATTACATTTTCACTCATAAATACTTTAAATAGTGGAATTTGTGTTTTCATGCTTTACTCCTCTTTTCTTACTTGTTTTTAAACAATCATTAAATTTCTTGCCTGTTTTTATAAATATTTTTGATAAATATTCACTGTATATTTTTGATTCTTTTTTCGTTAAATTTCGCATATTTTTATTTTAATCTGGGACTTCTAATTCTCCCGATAGTGATTTTTTCTTTATCTCTAAAATTCGGTCTGTATCCTCTCCTAAATTCAATTGATCTATATGTGTTATATATAGCCATTCTGCTGCAAGCCCTAATCCGTACTCGTTTGCTCGCGATGCCATAACTGAATCCTCATATCCATAAATAAAGTTTTCTCTAAATTTACCTAACAGGTCTATTGTTGTATTTTTGTATAATTGACAAGCGCCATTAATATGAGAGCTTGTGAAATCTTCAGTTACATAACTATTCCCTGTTGTAGTCGTTACTATTTTTGCAGGAGCTTTGGTCTCTCTGTTTCTATCAAATAACAATGCTCCAATACAACTTATTTGATCTACACTATTTTCTAAACAATCTAACATCTCATCAAGCCATTTTGTATTAACTTTATCTTCAGGTATATAATTAATGCCACAAACAGTTACAGGAATTGAAGGCATTATTGTATCGTTGTCAAGTTTCATGAAATGTTGGCCTGCTTTTCTGTGTGCCAATATCTGATTCAACGCTTTCCCGACCCCATAATTCTTATCCAAAAATAATACTTTAAATGTAGATCCATTTGATAGTATTTTACCGTCATATTGTTTTAAAAATTCTTGCACTTCCGGGTTAGGACTTGCATTGTCTGCAATAATACAATCAAGCGGGTGTTCAGTAGCCTCAAGCGCTTCTAAACATTTCTTTGTATAAGGTAAGCGTCCGAATGATGTAACTCCAATTAATATTTTATTCATTTTAGACCTTCCATTTTGTATGGTAATAGTTACTATTCTCTTGAAACGATTCATAATATCCAGGAGTTTGGCTTACTGTCCTACTCCCATAATGTTTTATCCAAATTCTTCTATCTAACATTATTTTCATTCCCTCTGTTAAAACTCTTTGGCAATAATCACCATCCTCAAAAGATCCAATTTTATAATTCTCGTCAAAGAGTCCAATCTTATCAAATGTACTTCTTTTAATTAACCAACAAACAGCACTTATATGTCCTGCGTTTTCAATTACATCGTTTGGAATTGATTCTAAATTAGGAAATTTAAGTAATGGTGATGCTATAAAATCACAAGTTGGACTTACAATTCCTATATTATCTACACTGTTTAAAGTCTCTATCATACTGCTTAAGAAATTTGGCTGTTTAATTACTGTGTCATTATTCAATAACAGTACATAGTCGCTAGTTGTGTTTTTTATTCCTTCGTTCATAGCTTTGGCAAATCCTAGTCGCTCTTCGTATCTCTTTACAGGTATCCCTTCCATTTCAAATTTTGGCTCTGAAAGGTTGTCGATAACTAGAAAGTCGTACTCAACATCCGTAACAGTATTTTGAATACTTTGAATACACTCATACGTTAAAGTAGGGTCAAATGTTGTTGGGATTATAATTGAAAGTTTCATTTATTTTTTACTCCAAGCTTCTTCTACGTGATCTTCATAACTAAAATACTTATTAACTTCTACGAAATAATACTGCATTTTATCTAATAGTTTTTTAGGGTATCTAGTCTCTGTAAAAAAATTGTTTAACTCGCTGATGCCTAAATTAAAAATAGCCAGAGGGGTTACCTCTGACTTTATAAATTGATCAACTGTTAAAAACCATATATTTAAACTAGAGGGGAAATGAAAAGCTGGTGCTTGTTTTTCCGTACCTCTAAAGAACGTAGATATTTTAGGTGACTCAGTAAGCTTGAAATTAATTCTATTGAATATCTCAGCTACCTCTAATTTATACATCTCTATATTAAATTCAGAATCCCATTTTTTAGGCTCCCATACGATAACCATGTCTATTGATTTAGTACCCAATTCTTTTTGTAACTCTATTACTTTCTGAAATCCTCTTCTTAGCGCATCAAAATCATTAGTAATAATAGGCGCTTCGGTCATTAGATCTTCTATATGCCCGACCATCTTGTCTGCAATTTCCTCGATATCAAATTTAAATCCACTTTTGTTCATTTATTTTACTCCTTGCTTTTCTTTTACATTGGTTTAAACACAAACTCAGTTCCTGCTGATGTAACTAATCCATGTACTGCTCTAACAACAGCGTCACTTAAATCTTTTGTTGTATCATCTAAATGATCAACTTTTTTGCCGTTTAATAAACTAAGTCCTTTTAGCTCTTCTATAAGAAGAAAAGATTTTTCACTCTTATAGGTTTTTAATTCAAATTTATAGATTAATGCTTTAACAGAATTCCAAATATCTAATTTAGTCTCAATTGATAATATATCTACGTTAAATCCTAATTTTGTTAAGTCTTGTCGTAGAGATGCTGATTGAAATTGGTCAAAGTATACTTGTGCAATGTTAAATCCTCTTGATCTTAAGAATAATATTTCTTGTTTTATTTGAGATAAATCTATCTCTTTACCAGGTAAAGCTTCCCATGTTTTTAATAAATCGAGAATGTGCATATCAACTGTTTTTCCGTCTACAATTCTCGGCTCTTTGTGAGCTAAAGCAAACCCAGTTCTATCACCTGTTAGAGATAAATCCACTCCTATTGTATATATAAAAGGTTTTCCTCTAAACTCTGGATAATAACTTCCCCAAATATCATGAGGTGGTCTAATCGTTGTATCAATAATTTTATCTATTTTTTCTTGCTCTCTAATAAATGGCTCTTGCGTGTGAGGTGGCACGCATTCATACATTCCTCTTGCTTGCTCTGGTGCCTCTCTATAATCTTTTGCGAAATCTTCTTGTGTCCTTAACGGATTGATTTCCCAAGTTGCCCCTTTACTCCTGAACGTATCCTCAGAATTTTTTGTAAGTTCATATCTCTGCATCATAAAATCGTTCTTAAAACGTGGGTAAGAGATAATTAATAACTTACCAACCTTTGGAAAACGAGACCTAATAGACGATGATAAAAACTTGTGAATAGCTGGAGCAGATTTCTTTGCTCTATGCCCTTTACCTCTCAACTCTTGCTCTGTTTTAAACTCAGCTGCTTCATCCATAACTGCTGCAAATAGATTCTTTCCTTCTAACGATGCTTGTTCACTATGTCCTGAATGCAAGAATATACTCTTTGGAAAAACAATCTTATTCGATAAAATGTCTTTGTTTGGATTAAACCCAAATTGTCGAAATACTTTATCCCCTGCTTCTTTAATCATATTCTGCAACTTAAAAAAGAATACCGAGTTAGCTTGTTCTGCAGATACCGCAACGTTCAAAAATTCTATAGGCTCACCTTTTGGTAATCCATACTCTTTCTGTGGGTTAGCTAAACATAACAGCTTATATACTTGTCTACAAAAGAAAATAGCAACTATCCAATCTTTTCCTGAGTTATGATTTAAGATACCGTTGGCAAAGTAATTGTGGTTTTTTCTTACTTCTAAGTCGTAAAATATGTCTTTCTTGATTCTCTTTATTGACTTGATTTTTGCAAAGCTAGGCACTATTTAATTCCTAACTCTTTTTCTGTCCAAATTGAATATGTCATGTTATTTTTCTTGCAATACTCTGTTGCTGCTTCTGCCTTTATACGAGTGTCTTCCCAGTTTAATTTTGCTAAAGGCTTTATTTCAACAATCTGTTTCTCTCCAGATCTGTATTCAATTAAGATATCTGGGATATAATTCTTTATTACTCCAGCTTTAATGTATGGTATTCTTAATTTTTCGTTTGAGTATCTCAATACGGTATTTTGTGAAGCATCTAATATCTCAAAAGCTTTTAGCTCATAAGAAGAGCGATAATGTAATTTTTTATTATTTAAAGTTGATTTAAAGTATCCAAACTTACTCATTTGCCGATATTTACCTTTTTCATAGCCATTACAAACTGATATACTTAATTTCTCTTTAATCTTTTTTGCTTTCTCTACCCCATGAATTTCTTCGTAAGTTTTACCTTTCCTGTGGTCATACCTCTCGTTCATAGTCTTTGTTACTGTCTTTCTTATTTTTGTCTTTGTAACATCGGGGCAAGAGATTCCTTTATTGTGTGGAATATGTCCTTTCTTCCAAGAAGTAGGGCTGGCTCCTAGCCCTCTCGGCTTACCTATTCCTGAATGTCCTCTCATACTCTTGCTAATTTTCCTGTTCGTTTCAACACTTCGTATAGAAGCTCTTGGATATTTCGCCTTGTACTGTTGCAATGTTAACCCACAACATTTTAATAAATGAAAATGTGTTATTGTGTTTTTTTCTTCTCCACATTCTAGGCAAGTCACTGACATAAAAGTAAATCTCCTTCTGATATATCTTTTAATTTTTTCCATCCAGTATCTGTTAAAAATCGATGTTCTAGTGTTGTTTGAATCTTTTTCCCACTTTCCATTACTACTTCAAATAGCTCATCTTCTCCCTTTATCCAAACCTCTTCAATGACATCTTCTTCTAACTCTTTAGTTGTTGTATTATATGAATTTATCTTTAACTTAAAATTAGGATTTTTATATAACTTTTCTAATTGCTCTGCGGTATATCCTCTTCCATCTACACCTTCAATTACAGCATCTCCTGAAATACATCCCTTACCCCACATTAAAATAAACTCTACAAACTTATTTGTTTCGGGATTATTATCATCCGCTGCCTCTAAAGCTTCGAGTTGCTTGTCAGACAACTTAGGTAGTCTCATATAATCTTCATCATAAAGAAATGTCTTTAAGTCAACAGGTATTACTAGAATGTGCGTTGAAATCTTTTTAGTTAATTGAATAGCAACGTCATCTAGCATAACGTCTATATCGCTTTGTTTTTCTAGTATTTCACACCAACTTTACATTGAATTGTACATAAAACTTGCCAACACAAAGAGAGAATCAAAAATATTCTCACCCTTTAAAAGATTAATTATTTCATCTAATGTTAACCACTCTGTACTACTTCGTTCTTCGTTAGCTGTTCCGTCACCTGTTGCCTCAACAGTTTTCCAAGAAAAGTCCTCTTGTTGCTCCTCTAACGTAATAAGAAACATGTAAGATCTCATCATTGTTGACTTACATAATGGTACCCCTTGATATGAGGTGCTAATAATAGATTTATCTAGTATCTCTATTCCAGCTTCTTCTTGAAGTTCTCTAATACATGCGGATAGTGGAGTCTCATTTTCTTCTGTATCCCCAATTTTTCCAGATATTGCTGTATAGTAATTATGTTCAGTGGAATACGCGGGACACCACTCATACCGAACAGCATACGTACATTGACCAATGCTATCTCTTTTTCTTACAAATATAACCGCAATGTCTGGCTCATCAAGGCACTCATAGTCATCAGTTTTAACTAAATCTAGCCATTCTCCTTTATACAAAACTTCTGTACTCATGCTTCTACTCCTTCTATCTGTAATTCTCTCATTTTATCCAATTAAGCCTCCACTATATTTACTGACTTCAATAATTTCTTATTGCCTACTAAGAATTGATCTATTAGTGGCATTATTTTCTCTTTAAAAACTTCTGCATTTGGATGATTCCCGTCCGCATTCCAATTAGCTTGGTAATCTTTTTCGTACCCTTTTTTAATTGCAAAATATTGTTCCATTGATCTTGCAAAACATTCATGTGATGCTTTTTGGTATTTTGAAGTTTGAGGTGTTGACATGTTTTTCCGAAAAGTTGTTGCAATTATATTAGCCTCAGTCCCCGTAACGTGAGAAGAATATCTACCACGATTACCCGTTTCTTTTTCTCCTGTTTGATTATCCATAAAATGAGCAACCTCGTGAGCTAAAGTAAAACCAAAACCCTCCGCGCCAGTAATAGCGCTAACTCCTATCGCGTGCATTGAAGGAATGTATAATCCAACCGATTTTCTAGCGTGCATTTTTTTATCCCCAGAATGGGAAATTTTAAGACCAAAATTTTCAGATGTTTCTTTCTTTGTTCCAAAAATATCATAAACATTCTCAAGAGAATCTTTTATTTGAGTAATCTCATCTTTATTAATATCATCACCATTTTGTCTTTTAACTTTAACACCTAAAGATTTATATAAAGAATCATTTAAGTTTGAATCACCATAAGAAGTTTCCTTGCCTTTAAAATAGCTGTTATCTTCTAGCTCTGTTAAAATAGACATATCATTTGACTTAATCTCAAAATTTTCTGCCTGTTCTTTCCATGCAGCCCAATTTACTGATCTATCTCTAGCATTTGTTATATTTAATTCTAAAATGCTTAATTGTCCATAAGTTATACTCTTTGTGCTAGGCAAAATACTTTTTGTTGTAGTCCTTGATAGTTTTTTAGCTTTAATTTCATCATATCCTACTTCCATATATCGCTTAATAGTTTCTTGCTGCTCTTCTTTAGTTTTTAATTTTCTTTTTTTTGTGTAATAATCAAGAGTAGCTGAAAGAACCTCTCCTGTTACTTTAAAACAAGGACTGTCTTGCTTTA